GCAGAAGATGCACAATTACAAGAAACTGCAGAATTAGCACAAGAAACAGCAGATGAGTTTATTGTTAGTGAAGATATAGGTTCTGATGAACCTGCACGTAGTGAATTTTACGACAGAGCAGACCAACAAATGCTTGAAGAAGCTATGCCTGCACAAAAATCTTTAGAATCACAATTAGAAGAAAGAAAAATTATTAATGAATATAATGATTTTGCTACAGATACTGATTTTGCAGATTATTTACGTAACGAAAAAGGTATTACAATGCCTAAAGATAAAGTTGCTAGTGCAAGACAAAAATATTTAAAAGCTTTAGACGTAAAACCTGCTGATATGACAACTGTACGTGTAGAAGCACAACAAGAAAAACAGTTATTTGCTAAACAACAAGAACTAGAAGTATTAAAAACACAACTTGCTGACTTTGACGCACCAGATAAAAACAGAAGATACTCTCAATATACAATTGACAAAAAAAGACAACAAATAAGAAAAGATTTTTATACACAAGGTCCTACTAAGTTAGATGTAGGACAAGGTCAACCATTATCAAAGACTGGTGAGCGTACAGTAAGTATGACTAAACCTTATATAGAGTCTGAAATAGCAGCATTAGAAGCAGATATTGCTGCACAACGTAAAACAATGGGTAAAGCTGATGAAGTTAAAGCAGCTGAAACTAGACTTAAGACAGCTAATCCAGGTATTACAGATTTTGAATTAAAAGCTGCTACACAAAACCCTAGAGATATACCTACAAGCCCTGTTAAAGGTGGTAAAGATACTGTTAAAGCATTAGAAGAAAAGAAAATAACTAACTTAAAAGGTGAAACTGTTAAATACGATGTTAATCCAAGAATTAGTTTCGAAGGTAATTACCCTGTAGGAGGTTCTAAAACAGCGTCTAAAGAAGCTGGTGCAGGTACAAATAGAATTGCAGGACCTGTTGGTAGAGTTGATGTTGAAGGCAACCCTATAAAAAGAACTGCAGATGGTAGACCTATTGGTGGTGGTGAACTTACAAACTTACCAAAAGAAACTGTTGTAACTAGAGAAATTGGTTCATATGTTGCAGGTAATAAAGTTGAAAGACCTGGTAAACGTGACCCAAGTAAAACAGTTATGGCTAAACCTGAAGTTACTTACAGTGCTACTGGTAATAGAGAGTATGTACTTAATAAATTATTACAAGAAGATTCTGATTATGCAGCAGAAATATTTGCACAAGATGCAAAAATAGCAGCTAAACAAGCAGAAGAAACAGTAAGTCAATCACGTGTGATATTGGATGAGTCTGATAGGAAATTAAAAAAAGTTTCATTTACATCATTAGACCAAAAACCTAGAGATATAGGTATGATTCAATCAGGTCCTACACCACAAGAAATGAAATACATGGAAGCTAAAGGTGAACTTGGTGGTTTAATGGGTAAAGGTCAAGCAGAAACTAAACAAGATACTGGTGCTAAAAATACAAATTATGGATGGCAACAACAACTTGACAAAGATGTATTAAATGACCCACGTATGGAAACGTTACCACGTTCTAAAACAACAGGTAAAATAACACCTGGTCAAGTTAAATATGATAAAGAATTAAAATCATTTGCATATGCAGCTAAAGATGCAGAATTTAGAGCTGATATTATTAGTAAAATGGATAAAGACCTTCAAACAAATATTGTTAAAGGTAATGTTACATCTAATAAAGGTACTGTTATTGGTAGAGGTGAAGTAAGACAACGCATAAAACCTAGCTCTCCATCTTCAAAAGCAAAAGGTGATTTTAATTATCAAACAGGTGGTACAGGTGCAGGTACAGGATTTAAAGGTAATATAGGTGACCCTGGTAATACAATGATACAAGGACCTGGACGTAGTGGTAAAACATTAGCTTCTGAACTTTACTATAATCCAAGAATACCTAAACGTAGACCTGATGCGCCATCAACAGGTACACCTGAAGCAATGAGAAGTAAAAGTGCAGCAATGGATGCATTATCTGGTGGTGAATCTGATGCATTAAAACAAATTAGAAAAAATCAAAAAGCTAGAAATGCAGCAATAGCAGTAGCTGCAACTAAATTAGGTAAAACAATTTCTAATATAGCTTCTAAAGCTAACCCTGCATTAGCTGGTTTGTCATTGTTGCCACAGAAAGTTTTTGATGATATACTTTACCCTAAGAAACCAGAGGCGTAATGTTTGTTAAGTCAAAAAGAAAACGCAATCAAGATGGTACATTCAAGAAGGATGTAGCGTGGACACCTTGGTCAGAATCATGGAGTTATAAAATGAGTGAAGAACTTAAAGATATGTTAAGTAAAACTCTTTGGACATTTGTTGAAGCATTTATTGGTGCATTAACAGTTGCTCCACTTGTAGGTGTTGACGCATCAGCTGTACAGTTGGCTGCTATGTCAGGTGCAGGTGCAGCTTTAGTTGTTGTTAAAGAGTTCGCTAAAAAACAAGTGAGCAAATAATGCCAGCACCTAAAACAAAAAATAAAATCCCTACTTGGGAAGATAGAAACCGTAAAAATATCGGTACAAAATTAAATAAATAATATGCCTGGTCATTACGATAAAGTAGGTAAAGGTTACGCTGGTCTTGGTAAGCAAGAGCTAAAGCGTAGACAATATCAAGCTAAAATGTTAACTAAAAAAGCTGGTGCTAAAGCTGATAAGCTAGAATTTATGGCACAACAGTTAGCGTCTAGCGGTTATCCTGATATATTCGGTGATAAAAAATGGCTTAAAAAACAAGCTAAAGGTTATCGTAAAACACAAGCACAATTCGACAAACAATATAATAAGTTACATGGCTAAAGCAGACCCACCTAAAAAAGATAAACCGAAGTATGGAACAGCTGCAGCTACGGGTGCAGGTTATGGTGTTATGTCTGGTGCTAAAAAAGCAAAAGCAGGATTTAAACCATATAACAAAGAAACAACATTTCAAAAACGTTCAGTACCAAGGACTATTGTTGCAGAAACTCCTGAAGGATTAAAAGAAAAATATTTTAAAACTGCTACACAAAGAGTTAGTACAACTAAATCATATTCTAAACTAGGTGTAGTTACTAAATCTACATTAACAGAAACTATAGATGGAATAAGAAAAGGTACTAGAAGCACTACATTAAGTCCTAGAGGTAAACTTAAAGGTTTAGGTCAAGTTGTTATTCAAGAAACTAAACCTGAAGAATTTGCAGGTAGAAGTTATGCACAACAATCAGGTAAACAATTTGAACAGGGTGGAAAATATGATAGTAAAGGTAAATATAAAACTAAAAGTATTACATATGCTAAAGAAGGTTACCCTACACCTAAAAAAGGACGTGTACCTAAAGCTGGTAATCCTGTAGTAAGTTCATTAACTAGACAAACACAACTTACTGGTAAATATAATTATATTATAGAAAAACCTTATGAATATTTAGATGACACATATAAAACAGTCCTTGCTGAAACTAAAACTAAAAATATTTATAAAACATTAGTAGCTCCACAAACTAGGGCTGGTCAATTTATACAAAGTAAATCAGCTGCACAGTTGTTTAGTGCTGCGTCAGGTGCTGCTAAAGTTGCAGGTAAAATTATTGGTGCAGGAAACATTGTAGGTACTGCAGTACTTGCTTATGATGCAATGAAATGGTCTAAACAATGGCACGAAGATAATCCAAACGCTAATAAAGAAAAATATAAAAACTATTCATTTAACAAATAATTGTCGTATGACATTGTTACAATTGAGATTCTCTTTTTAAAAAACCTTTTAACAAATCTCTATAAGCTACGCTAGTTCCGACACGTTGCCGACCATCATAGATATCGTGGTGGTGTTTACATAATATGGCAACATTGTTTAAATCAAACTTGCGTTTCTTGTTGCCACCCATACCTATACCTTGTATATGTGCAAGCTCTAACCATTTGTTGTCGTTACAATATGCCCACTCACAGCTTCCTCCTGCTCTTTTAAGGGCATGTTCTCTGATTTCTGAGAGATTGTCCATTACTTAATAATGTAATCTAAATCAAATGTATTTTGTATTCTATCTTTAATCTTACGTTCATTCTTTTTCCAGTAAAGGTATGTGCTATACATAGTGTGTTCTTTGTTTACAGTCATTCTTCTTCCATTCTTTTGTAATCTTTAACATGTGCGTCATGTTGGTGTTCTTCTTCTAGTTGTTCAAGGTGATAGTTATAATCCTTCACGAATTTATCCATTAAGAACCTTAGCTTAACCATGTTTGGCGCTACCTTAAAAGTATCGCTTCCACATGCTTGGTCAAATTGTTTTGCCCACACTTTCATATAACGTGGATTTGTAAATATATTTATATTTTCTATGTCAATTTTTTCTTTCATATATCTTTTCCTTTATAATAATTATCCATACAGTTAGGACACTTTGTATCCCAGGGTACGTTAGTCATATACGCTGCTGTACAATCTTCACATATGTAATTAAACATACTGTCTAATTGTCGTATAAACTTCTTGTTTACTTTGTAACTATATAAATATTCATCCATTATGCCACCAAAAATTCATCTACATGACCCCATACTTTTTCGCAATACTCGCAATATACTTGGTCAGTTACTGGACATACTGTTGCTAGTTCGTAACCACAACAACTCATTATTAGTTCCTTCCCAGCAGTGTTTACTACTGTTCCAATGATGCCAACCGTCATTGTACACTAACCATGAAGCCACTGCTGTAGATACTTCAGGGTTTTTTCTATTACTAATTATACCTAGTTTAGGAGTTAACCAAGCCCAGGTATCGTCATTAAATTGCCAGAGTCCAACATCTTGTGTACCGTTAGTGTTCTCGCCTACTGCTCCAGCTTTACCTGAGCTTTCGCAGTATATTATACCTAAAGCACGCAAGATGTCTTCCTCTTTAAAATACCTTTGTACAAGGTCTGTATGTTCTAACACATACTCGACCTTAGAAGCCACTTCCATACATTCCTTGTACTCTGGTAATGTATCGGTTGTAATCAACAGGGGTATCATACAACCGATTAATACTTCTATCATTAGCTAATGGTAGCAGCTTTCGTTGTAGGTAATTCAGTACAAAAGTAATGTACTAACCCACGCTTCTTACTAGGTAAAGTAGTTATCTTATAACCTTCCTGCCTAAGATTATGGATAATACCACCGAATCTGTGGCAGTATAACTCTGCTACAAACTCCCAGTTAGATATTGGGTCTGCATCCATGTATCGTGTTAATACATAAGCGACCAATTGTGTTTTACTTTTGATATACGGGGGTATTGCTTCACCTCTAAAGTATTCAGGTATCATATTCCCCACTCCTCTGGTATATCACTGTTGTCTATCCACCAAGACTTACGCCATTTGCCTGTGTGACCACCACATACTGTAGGGTCATTAGTGCTACACGTAAAGTCTGGACTTTTATCTGACCTTTTACTGTTACGATTGTCGTATACCATCTGTTGACAGTAAGGACACTTAAGGTCATCTCTGTACTTATTTTGTTCAGCCATTTGTGTTACTACTCCTCCGACAATACCTTCAGGATTTTGCGGTCCATCTGTCTTGTCTGTTGTTTCTATACCAGCTGCACTAAGTTTCTCTTGTATTGACATTGCTTCGAACTCACCCTGAGTAAACTCAGTAGGTAAATCAAGCATACGTTCAATCATATCAAGATAAGCTCCGACCTGTTCATCTGACCAGAGTTCCTTGCTTGCAGGAAACTTCTTGACCTGTGCATACTGATTTGCAGTACCTATTATTTTATTAACAGTTTCTGTAGATTCAACTCTAGAAGTCATTTCTGCAACAGTTTGTGTAATAAAGTTAAGGTCTTGCATTAGAATGGTGCTTCTTCTGGTTCATTAACAACGCTATCTGCAATTGCTTGCATACGTTCTAATGTTTCCTTTGAAGGTTTATTCTCTTTCTTACGCATATCTACTTTATGTACTTTAACTTTAGCGTCTTTCTCAGCCATTTCCTGAGTGTAACCATCAGGTGCTACAGCTGTAGCTTCTTCTTCTGATTGTTTACTACCAGACCATAGCTCAACGCCTAAACCAAAACGCATACATGCACGCTTAAATGCATCAGACTCTGCATCTTTAAGGTTAGTACCGTCATTGAACTTAGCATTGCCTAGCTTAAATGTATCGACATCACCGAACCCATCATAGCTACCCATGCCTTCAATAGTTATAGTACCTTTAGCACCTACTATTCTTTTCTCTCCGTTATACGTACCGTATACGGCTTCACATTGCCATGTGTATTTAACTCCACTATCCCTTAGTCGTTCGACATAATGTGCGTGTGGCACATAGTCACCGAACTTACCTGCGGGTGCTTTACGAACTATCTCCTGTGGAAATGGGGATAGTAAGTCAACGTTATTAGTCATAACATTCCCTTTCTTTTTTTTTCTTGTCTGTACCGTAAGGAACAGACAGAAAAAATATTATTCTTCTTCTAAGTCTAATAGGTCTTTTAAGTTATGTACGCCTCTAGTAATAGGAACTAACTTAACATCCCCTTGGTCATTGCTTAGTATAAAGTATGGCTTATCACCTAAACCACTATATTCTATGCTAGTCAATGTCCATTTAGACTTGACATTTATATGTGTCATAATTGTATTATATATAGTATATTTATATTTATCAAAGTTTTACTAAATATTCTGCTGTAACACCATGGTCAGGTTTAGCGAATAGCAGCCACTGGCATGGTCTACCCATTGACGCTAACTGTTCTAACGCATATGTGTTATAGCTTTCTGTACTTCCATTAACCCACAAACGTATGTCATTCACGTACATTGTTGTAGGCGTATGGAAGTGTCCTGCAATAGCGTAGTCAAAATCTGGCATAAGACCTCTACTAGCTAATGCTTTCCAACCTAATAGCTTCTTACCAAAGCCATACCATGGAAATCCCGAATGACCACGTACATTATCTCCGTGCCATACAAAAAACTTACATCCTTTACCTATATCAGCTATACCAAACCAATGGTTATCACTTTCAGAGTCTGGTATGTTCCAAGTAATTCTTTTTTCTTTTTCATAAACCATAGCCATTATCTTTCCTAGCATTCTGTCTGCATTACTATCAGGGTGATAGTCTTTTCTTGCACGTCCGCCAAGGCTGCCATGGTTACCAATTACCCACGTTACTTCTACTTCGTCAAAATTGGCAAGTAATATGTCAAAAAACTGTGTCAATATTCTAGGTCCATCAACTGTTACTTGATTGTATAAACTAGCATCAATCAAATGTGTTTGACCTGGGAATATAAGCTCACCTTCTACTATATCTCCTGCTGCTAACACGTGACATTTACGTACGCTATGTGCATTTCTTTGTATATTTGTCAACTCAACTATCTTATTTGCGTATTTAATTACACGTTCTTCAGCTACTTCTGTGTTATAATCTGGCGTTACTTTAGCCAACTGCACGTCTGATAGTATAGCTACAGCAGTTTCCTCGTCTTTTATTCTTTTCTTACTGACGGGTTTAGGAATAGATGGTTTATTCCAGGTTCTTAGGTTAGTTGATACTGCTTGATATAAGGCTTCTATTAAATCAGCTTTTTTATTTTTAGCTTTATCTAATTGCCTAAGCAGTTTGAGATTGTCAGCTTTTAGTTCTTGAATTTGTTTAGATTCTGCTTCTAAGAACAGTTTGTCTATGTCTTTTTTATTCGACATTATTAGCCAACAAATTAGAAAAGTGATTGCGTATTGCAGTTTCACTTATTTTGACATCGAAATGTTCTTTCAATAATCTTGATACAACGTATGGTTTTATTGTCTTACCAGCTA